GTGCAAGAAAGTTTTTTATGTAAAGACGTAGTTGAAGTAACAAAACACAATCTATCAGCATAAGATAAGAGGAAAGATGAAATAATGAGCGACATACAAATAATTAAAAGAAACGGCGATCGAGAAGATTTAGACATAGACAAACTACACAAAGTTGTATTTCATGCATGTGAAGGCATCAGTGGTGTAAGCCCAAGCCAAGTAGAAATAAAAAGCCATATACAATTTTATAATGGCATTACAAGTGAAGACATTCAAGAAACATTAATAAAAAGCGCCGCTGATTTAATTAGTGAGGAAACGCCCAACTACCAGTGGGTAGCGGGTAGACTTATAAATTATCATTTGCGTAAAATGGTATACAGTCAGTATGACCCCTGGCACATCAGCCGCTTGATTGAAGTAAACACTGAGCGTGGATTTTATGATCCAGAATTAGGCTCAAGTTATTCTCAAGCGGAATGGGATATACTAAACAACTATATTAAGCACGAACGTGATAACAGCATTGCATATGTTGGTATGGAACAGTTTCGTGGCAAGTACTTGGTACAAAACCGTGCAAGTGGTGAAATATTTGAAACACCACAAATGGCATATATGTTGATTGCCGCTACATTGTTTAGCGACTATCCAGTGGAAACACGTATTCGTTGGGTCAAAGACTACTATGATGCTGTTAGTACATTTGAGATTAGTTTGCCAACACCAGTAATGGCAGGTGTACGTACACCACAGCGTCAATTTAGTAGTTGTGTACTTATTGAAACAGGCGACAGTTTAGATAGTATTAATGCAACATCAAGTGCAGTTGTAAAATATGTAAGCCAAAAAGCAGGCATTGGTATTGGTGCAGGTAGTATTAGAGCTATTGGTAGCCCTATACGCAAAGGAGACGCAACACACACGGGTGTCATTCCTTTCTATAAAATGTTCCAAGCGGCTGTTAAGTCATGTAGCCAGGGTGGTGTACGTGGTGGAGCGGCAACGCTATACTATCCAGTCTGGCACTTGGAAGTAGAAGATATGTTGGTGCTTAAAAACAACAAAGGCACTGAAGACAATCGTGTGCGTCATTTAGACTATGGTGTACAATTTAACAAACTTATGTATGAGCGTCTGCTTACAGGTGGAGATATTACACTGTTCTCACCGAGTGATGTTCCTGGTTTATATGAAGCATTTTTTGCTGACCAAGACGAATTTAAACGTTTGTATGAAACAGCAGAGCGCAATACAAGACTACGTAAAAAGAGTATCAAAGCAATTGACTTGTTTAGTGCATTTATTGAAGAGCGTAAAAACACTGGTCGTGTATACCTAATGAACGTGGACCATGCAAATGATCATGGTGCATTTGATAAAGCAGTTGCACCAATACATCAGAGTAACTTGTGTAGTGAGATTGATCTACCCACCAAACCATTAAACCATGTGTTTGATGAAGAAGGTGAAATTAGTCTTTGTACACTGAGTGCTGTAAATTGGGGAGTAATGCGTGGTGTTGATAACTTCAAGAGTGCATGTGAACTAGCAGTGCGTGGACTTGACGCATTACTGGACTATCAAAAATATCCAGTATTAGCAGCTGAACTAAGCACAATGAAACGCCGACCAATTGGTATTGGAATTATTAACTTTGCATATTGGCTTGCTAAAAATGATACAACATATCAAAATCCCAACTTGGAACTTGTGGATGAGTGGGCAGAAGCATGGAGTTACTATCTAATTAAAGCAAGTGCAGATTTAGCGGAAGAACGTGGAGCATGCCCTGGCACACCGGAAACATTGTATGGCAAAGGTATTACACCAAACATGACATACAAAACAGATGTTGACGAACTTGTTCCACATCAAGAACGTATGGACTGGAAAAGCCTGCGTGAACAACTTAAACAAACAGGTATCCGTAATTCAACACTAATGGCATTGATGCCAGCAGAGACATCAGCGCAAATTTCAAACAGTACAAATGGCATTGAACCGCCACGTAGTTTTGTAAGTGTTAAGCAATCCAAGCATGGCATATTAAAACAAGTTGTGCCGGGTATCCACAAACTAAAAAGTAAATATGACCTACTGTGGGATCAAAAGAGTCCTGAAGGTTACTTAAAAATTATGGCAGTGTTACAAAAATATATTGATCAAGGTATCAGTGTTAACACTACTTACAATCCAACATTCTTTGAGGATGAAAAGATCCCAATGAGTGTTATGCTACAGCATCTTATTATGTTTTACAAATATGGTGGCAAGCAATTATACTATTTTAATACATTCGATGGTCAGGGCGAACTTGACATCAACGCAGAAGACAGTGAACTAGCCGCAGGTCAGATGGATGACGAAGACTGCGATGCTTGTGTAATATAGGGAAGAGTGAACAATGAGTGTTTTTAACAGCAACAAAGAAGGCAACCACACGGAAGCATTAGCGTTTCTAGATCCAGAAGGCGGGGTAGACATCCAGCGTTACGATACGCTGAAGTATCGTAAGTTTGATCAGTTAACTGACAAACAATTGGGATTCTTTTGGCGTCCTGAAGAAGTTGATGTATACAAAGACGGAAAAGACTTCAAAGATTTAAATGAGCATGAACGTCATATCTTTACAAGTAATCTCAAAAGACAAATCTTGTTGGACAGTGTACAAGGTCGTGCGCCAGCTGAAGCATTTGGTAGCCTAGTTAGTATTCCTGAATTGGAAAACTGGGTAATTACATGGACATTTAGTGAAACAATCCACAGTCGTAGTTACACACATATTATTCGTAACATTTATAATGACCCAACAAAAATCTTTGATGAGCTCATGGACATTCCAGAAATTGTAGATTGTGCTGATGATATCTCAAAGTATTATGATGACTTGATTGAGAAAAGCGGATACTACAGTTTACTTGGTGCAGGAACGCACACTGTAAATGGTAAAAAAGTAGAAGTTAATCTATACGATCTTAAAAAAGCATTGTACAAAACTATTATGAGTGTAAACATCTTGGAAGGCGTTCGCTTTTATGTATCGTTTGCATGTAGTTGGGCGTTTGCTGAACTTAAAAAGATGGAAGGTAATGCTAAGATTATTAAATTAATCTGTCGTGATGAAAACCTACACTTAGCAAGTACACAATACTTGTTGAAAATCTTACCAAAAGACGATCCAGACTTTATTAAGATTGCCAAAGAGTGTGAAGATGAAATGGTACAAATGTTTGTTGATGCTGTTGACCAAGAAAAAGCATGGGCAAGTTACTTGTTTAAAGATGGTAGTATGATTGGTCTTAACGAGCAACTACTGAGTGAATTTGTAGAGTGGATTGCAAACAAACGTATGACAGCGGTTGGATTGCCAAGCCCATATAAAACTCCACAGGCAAGTCCATTACCATGGACACAAAAATGGATCAGTGGTGCAGACGTACAAGTAGCACCGCAAGAAACAGAAATTAGCAGTTATGTGATCGGTGGAGTTAACAAAGATGTTAGCGAAGATACTTTTAAAGGAATGAGCTTATGAGAGAAATCGTTGTATACAGTAAACCAAATTGTCCTTACTGTGTCAAAGCAAAGCGACTGCTCGATCAGATGGAATTACCTTTTACTGAGAGAGTAGTTGGTGTAGATGCAACACGTGAGCAACTATTAGAGGCGGCTCCAAATGCAAGAACAGTACCACAGATTATTATAGATGATAAAGTAATAGGTGGCTATGATCAATTAGCTACATATATTGAAACTACAGGATTTAATGGAACAGGTTATAGCCTCTGATAGGCATCGGCAAGATTATATACGGATACTACATTACATAGATACGTATACAGATATCGAGTACTTTAAAGGATATTTCTTAGATATTGGTGTACACCAAAAACAAGAAATGTTATTATTTGCTAACACATTTGCAAACTATGTTGGCTATGATGCAAATCCATATTACTGTAATGAACTGAATAAAGCAGGGTATACTATAGAAAATTACATTATAAGTGATAGTATAGGGCAAAAAACTTTATATGTTAGTGGTACTCCAGGGTATGACAGTTTAGTTCGAAGTAATGTAACAGATGTGATAGGAGAAGTTATAGTACCCTGTCAAACAATAGATAACTTATGTAAAAATAAACTTAGGGTAGATATAATAAATGTGGATGTTGAAGGCCACGACGGAAATGTGTTAGTGGGTGCTAGATCAACAATAGAAAAACATAAACCATTACTGATTGTCGAAACATTACCAGATTATATTAAGCCTTGGTTAGAGTTACAGGGTTACATTTTTTATCAAGACCGAGATTGGTTTTGTATTCCAAGGAGAACATAATGATTATTGATATTAATAAAAAGGGCGATGTTATTGCCCTTAAACTTACAAGCGGAGAAGAGGTTATTGGCGTGTGGCAAGAACACAGCAACGGTCAAATACGTATGCGTAAACCACTTGCTATGGTAATGACAGAAAAAGGCCCAGCAATGGCTCCATATTTTGCAACAGCAGATGTTATGACTGACACACCAGAGATTTCGTTTAACGAAAACTTGGTCGTAGCACAAGCCAAAGCACATAAGCCATTTAAAGATGCTTATATGCAAGCAACCACTGGTATTGACACCAGTGCTGAGGGATCTAAACTTATTTTCTGATAAATATCATTAGATAGGAAAAAGTTATGCCAGCAGTTCATAGAGATACAGACGCAAGAGCATGTGGTGCTCAAACAAACGCCGCATGTGAACGTGTTTATACAAACAATTTAATAACATCAGTTGATGGTAATCCCAATAGTCACGGCGGAGGCAACCTAAATGCCGCTAATCCTAATGTGTATATTGGTGGAATACTCACTGTTATTGTAGGCAATAGTGCAGGTGCAGATAGTTTATGCCCTATTCCAGGCGGAAGTCATTGTAATCCAAGTGCTACATCTGGTAGTAATAATGTGTTTATTGGAGGGTAACAATGGCGTCAACAGATTTTCCAAATGGTTTAGCAAGTGTTAATGAGTACTTAGATACTCGACATCACACAAATACTGATATTCAAGGCCAGATAGGCGATAACGCAAAAGTTGTTGTAAAGAGTGAGTATGATTTCTCATTACGTGAAATCATATGTAACCTGTTGGCTGGACGTGGTATTAAATTACCAAACATACAAGTGTGTTTGAGTGTTAACCTTAAGGCAATCTTGGGCGTGCCTGGAATACAAGCAGAACTACTGGATGCGTTAAATGAACTTGACAGTGAATTTGACAAGTTTATGACACACACTGGTATTGAAGAAACACTGGGCCGTGTAAACAGCGCACTTGCTGAAGTAACACAGATAGCAAATATGATTAACTTCTGTGCTACACCAATTGAACCAATAGCAATTCCAAACATACTTGAACAAACTATGGATAGTTTCCTTGGTGCTGGTAAAGACATTATTAATGCTATTGGCAATATGGTTCCAGATCAAGTTGGTGGATGTCTTGGGTTTAATGGACAGGAATTTAACTTAAATTTATTTAATGGCGGTATACTTGGTGATATATCCAGTCAGTGGGATGCTATCAAAGGCGGATCACTAACACAAAACCAACTTAACGGTTTAGTGGCAAGTATTAACAGTGTAAAAGATGACCTAAGGTCACTAATGGATCGTGAAAACAGCGTTGTAGGTACTGAAGGTACACTGGGCGGCAGTATGTTTAGTAATGATGTTAGTACAACCACAAACACTGATATGGGCTTGATGCATAATGCAGATGCGGCAGGGATACAAGGCAACACACGTCTAGCAAGTCAATTAAAAGCACAGTATGACCGATTGGCCGGATATCCAGTAGTTGACAAAAATGGTAAGGTATACAAAAATATATTTGAACTAATACTGGAGCCAGGGTTAATAGCATTATTGGATAGTTTACAAGACCCAAGCCCAGAAATTAGCCAAAGACAGCCAGTTTTCAGTTATTGTGGTGAGATTGTGGGATACACTGCATCAATAACACAAGATGATCCAGATAACAGTAGTGGATATGTACCAGCAACAACTACCCCAGAAGGTGAAACTGTAGATATTACATCATATCCTGGTTATAATGCTGGAGGTATTGATACCACTGGCAGTAATGGATCTGGCACAGGTGGATCAAGCACTACAATTATTAATAGTACAACTGTAACTGGCGGCACAGTGAGAATTGTTGGTAGTGAAAGCGCACAGTTATCTCTCGCAAGCTCATTAAATGAAGGCGATATTGTAGTACGTAGTGATATCAATATTGCATATTCACGTAATAATAGCACTGCTACTGGTACACTTGCTGATTACACTGCAATGGCAACTCCAGTTGGAACTTACTTGCAGGACTTGGATGCTAATTCTGGAAGTGGTATTGTTGTTAAAGATGGATCACTAAGTCAAGTACGTAAATTAACAACAACATCTGGCCAACTACAGATTTTAAATGACACTGGACAGGGTGGCGATATTAATATTAGTATGGCGGCAAACCCAGTTCTTCCAGGAAATGCGGCAGTACAAGTTCCAAGAGGCACAACATCTCAACGACCAAACACTGAACCTGGTGAATTTAGATACAACACAACTAATGATGTATATGAAGGATACTTTGGCGGATCAAGTGCTGGATGGAGAGCATTTAACACTGGCGGATCAAGTGTTAATAATGCCAGTAACTTAGGCGGCGGCATTGGTTTATTCCTACAAAATAATGCAGGAAACCTAGAGTTTAAAACACTAACACAATCTGCCGGTATACAACTTACTGATAATGGTAATACTATTACTATTAGTGATAATATTACTGCAAGTAATGTAGGTACTGGACAAAGTACATTCAAGCAACGTAACGGTAACGATTTTGAGTTTAAACGCATTGATGCCAATAACAACATCAGTGTAAGCACAGTGGGCGATACAATCACCATTAGTGGTGATCAAAACGTCAAATATACAACTACATCTACAAGCACAAGCGCACAAACTGAAGTATTGTTTAGTGGCGCACGTCTAGGACCTCCAGCTGATACCAGTTGGTTCTTTACAATTACAGCTATTGGTAAAGTTATAGGCGGTGTTGGAAGTATGGCTATTAAGCGTGAAGGTGTAGTTGATAATAGTAGTGGTGCAATTACTATTGTAAGTGATGACAGTGCCAGTACAAAATACAACAACAATGTTGGCAGTGCATGGGATTTAATAATAGATGATTCCAACAATGATTTCCGTATGTATGTGGTTGGTGCAAACGCAACCAATATTAACTGGACAGTGAAAGTAGAGTTAATTGCAGCTTCGTAACTTTTTAATAAAAAACCATTAAATTTTACTTGACAACCAAGCCTTTTTACCGTATTATAATGGTATTGTGTAGGCAATGGTGCCTGCACGGAGAAAACAATAACACGCCAATTACTGGTTAGAGGTTTAAAATATGAGAAGCGCATTATGCGAAGATGGAAAGCGCAGGATGATTGCTAAGGTAGAAGTACCTGTAGATGGGACACAAATTGCTGTGTACGCTATTGGTCATCCTAGTTTCCAAGAATACGCAAACCCAATGCATGGGATTGAAAAATTAAATAAACGACAGATATATCAACTGGCAAAGGATACAATTCGAGAGTACGGAATAACTGTACCATATAATATTGTAGACCAACGTTGGAAACCACAGCATATTGATAAAGTAAAGAGCTTTGTGGTACAAATGTTCCCAGAATGTGATTAAAGTATAACTTTTTACTTGACAAGTAAGACGTTTTACTATATAGTATAAGTATGATAAGAAATATAATAGATATTATTACAGGATTCTTAACAGGCTGGCTACTTGGAGTAGTCATAGGAATCTTACTAATAATGATAATACTATAAGAGGTAGTAACATGAAATATCAAGTAGTTGGAATGAACATTATCAGCGGCATAATGAATTTTGCTGTCGTAACATCGATTGTTTTTGGTAGTATTACGTATGTTCAAGCAAAAGAACAACAACTAAAATTGTTGGATGAAATTGAACAAAAACAACATATATGTTTAGCAATGAATATATATTATGAAGCACGTGGTAGTAGCATGGCAGATCAAGTTGCTACAGCTGATGTGGTATTAAATCGTGTACAAGATACTAGATATCCAAACACCATTTGTGAAGTCATTCAACAAGGTCCAACAGTAGAGAGTTGGAAAACTGGTGATGATGTGCCTATTCGTAATAAATGTCAGTTTAGTTGGTGGTGCGATGGCAAAGCAGACAATCCACAGGATAAAGATGAATGGATTAACGCTCAGATGCTTGCCTATTACATTATAGAAGAAGGCAAATTTCGTGGCATTACAGAAGGTGCTACTCATTATCATGCAACATATGTACATCCAAGTTGGGCTAATAGCCTGAGTTTGGTTGGTACAATTGGTGCTCATATCTTTTATCGTTGGGATTAATACCACAACAAAAGCATAAATACACTAAACAATAGGATTTAGTGTAATGCTTATAGAAGAAATAACACAAGAAGATAACTTTGCTGAAGGTGTCAATGACCCTGCTATTTTTAAAGCAATTTTCTTGTCTGGAGGTCCAGGAAGCGGCAAGAGTTTTGTCGCTAGAAAATTATTGTCTGGACTCGGAATGAAAACAATCAACAGTGATGATATATACGAATATCTAGCAAAGAAGCAGGATCTTAATTTACGAGATCCAGATGCTATTGCCAGTCCACAAGGACAAGAAATTCGTAATCGTGCAAAACAGATTACTAAGAATAAAGAAACATCACACTTGGATGGCAGACTTGGTATTATTATTGATGGCACAGGCAAAGATGTTGATAAAGTTGCCAAACACAGTGCCGCCCTAAAATCCTTAGGATATGAACCAATGATGCTTTTTGTTAACACAAGTGAAGAAGTGTCACAACAACGTAACCAGGATCGTCCAAGAGTTCTTAGACGTGAAGTAGTTACTGATATGTGGAAACAAGTACAATCAAATATTATGAAATTCCAACAAATATTTGGTGCTAAAGATTTCCACGTTGTAGATAACAGTGGCGGACTTGAAGATCCAACACGTGCAGAAAATTTTAAACAGGTAGAAAAATCCATAAGAGCATTTGTTACTGCTCCTGTACGCAACAGAGTTGCTAGAAAATGGATACAGGATAATTCATAATGGCAATACATACAGCAGAAACAATTCAACAATGGATAGACGGTTATACGTTTGTGGATAACCGAACAACAAGTCAAGATATATTAAAACAAGTGTTGGGTAATCTGCCAGATCATGGGTTCACATATGGACCAACTGAATCAGGTGGATACGAATTAGCTATCAATGGTGATAGCATTAATGATACCTTTACAGTAAAATCATAACAGAGGTATTATTATAATGTATGAGTATAAATGTAAGTTAGAACGAGTAATTGATGGAAATACTATTGAAGCAGAAATAGATCTAGGGTTTAATGTTTTAGTACGTCAAAGAATTCGGTTATATGGAATAGAAACAGCATCATTGCAAACGCCTGATGTTGAGATTAAACAAAAAGGATTAGCTGCCAAGGCACGTTTGATAGAGTTATTGCCCAAAGAATTTGTTGTAAATACAGTTCTTAATAAGCGTGGTAAATTTGGACGTACATTGGGATATGTATATATCGATGATGACGCTGGACGTAAATGCATTAATGACATTTTAGTCGAAGAAGGCATCGCTATAAAATATGAGTTAAACAAGGAATAATATGAAAGTATTTGGATATTGGACATTATTAATCGCTCTTGCAATTAGCGGAGTAGCGGCGTATTACAGTATTATAGGACTAACTGCTATTTTTGCGGCGGCTGTTATACCTATTATTATTATGGGCAGTGCATTAGAAGTTGCTAAGGTAACCACGGCAGTGTGGTTACACAGATACTGGCATATTGCACCATTCTTAATGAAATTTTACTTAACTATTGCTACTATAGTACTGATGTTTATCACTAGTATGGGCATTTTTGGCTTCCTGTCAAAAGCACATATTGAACAAACTAGTATGGCTACTGAAGGTGTTGCACAAATTGAACGTATTGCAACTGAAATTGGTAGAAACGAAGGTATTATATCACGAGCTGAACAAAAGATTATCAAAGCAGAAGCAAGTACTGGCAATTTAAACGAAGATATACAAGCACAAATTGACAAAGAGCAAGGACGTATTGACAGTGCATACAGTCGTGTACAGCCTGCTATTGATGAACAGAACGCTATTATACAAACACAGTTAGATATACTGGAAGATAGAGTTGCAGTTTATACTGATGAGATTAATAGTTTGGATGAAGAACTAACTCGTCTCAACAACTTGGTATCTGAATTCAGAGCAGAGCTTAGTGGCACAACTGTAGCAAGTATTGAAGAACAGGTACAGCCATACAAAGATCAAATTGCACAATTTGATACAGATCTAGATAGAATAAACACACAAGCAAACGAATACGAGGCACGTATTAGTGAGGTAGATATTGATAACAGTGCCTTAGATGCTCTTCAAACGCAGATAACCGCGGTGGAACAAACTATTATTAAAGTTACCAATCAATTACAAAGTACTGAGCGTGGACAAATTCAAGCAGGACAGGCAGTAATTGGTGTAACAAGTGATGGCTTGTTTGGTGGTAATACTCAACGTGCATTGAACAAATGGGTAGATGCGCAACAAAAACGTATTACACAATTACAGTCACAGGCATTGGAATTACGTACACAAGCACAGGCAACACTGGACACAGAGCGTACTCGTCTTACAGACTTGGTTAAAGACTTACGTGGAGCTCAAACAATTGCAATACAAGATCGAAAACAATCATTGTTGGAAGCTATTGACAATGTACGTGCAGGTGCTATAGATAATGCAAAGACTGCAAAGTCAGACATACAAACTAAAATTGATGCAGTGCTTAATACTGATATACCAGAAAACAGACAAGCACGTTTACTGGCACAAGATAATATCACAGCATTACGTCAAGCAGACGATCCACGTATTGTGT